GTGTCAGATCCTCTCGGAATGTTTGGTTCACCGGGAGCATAAACCCCTAAAGGGAGCTGTTCCTTTCCGGCTCCCTTCCTTTAACCCTTGACTGCATTAGCAGACATTTGCCAAGACAAGGAGTTTGACATGGCTAATACAACTTTTAACGGTCCGGTCCGATCAGAGAACGGATTTCAAGTAATTTCAAAAAATGCAACCACTGGTGCTATTACTACAGTGGCAAGCACAGCATCTACTGGAATTGTAACCAATAAATTTATTAAGCATGTAGGTTTTGCATCAGGTGTAACTTGTAACACAACCGCAGGTGACAGTGATAATATTGGCCAATTTACTCAACCAGCTAATACAATTATTACAGATATAAAAATATTTTGTGACTCAGCACCAACACTAGGTAGCTCAGGTGATATCGGCTATGAGGTCGGCACATCAAGTTCAGGTGCGCAAATTGTTGCTGCTGTAACAGATGAAATACTAGATGGAGGAACTACTGTAGTAGAACACAATGTAACAGTTACATCATTAGTTCTGCAAACACAGAGCGGCACAACTGCTCCAGCTTCTGTTCAGTATACATCTGCAGAAAGAACTATATTTTGTAATATCACAAACACACAAGATGCAACAACACAAGGTTCTTTTACATTCATAATCGAATACGTTCAAATAGCGTAGGAGGTATAAATGGCAGGTCGATCAGACGTAAAAGCCTTTAACTTTAACCAAGGTGACAGCGCTGCTGTTGTTGGTCCAGATAGAACAAGAATAAGACAAGTAGTTATTTTTGGAAATGCCGCAGGAGCGGTAACTATTAAAGATGGATCAGGAGGAGCAGACTTATTAGTTCAAAGTTTTCCAACAGGATTACATACTTTGAACATACCAGATCAGGGTATATTAGCAGAAAGCGGTGCTTTCATACATGCTTTTACAGGGTCTGGAAATAAGTTAACTTTGTTCTTATCGTAATGGCTACAAAAAAAGGGACTATGAAAGGTCACACTATCAGCGGTGGGCATAAGCGGCCCACTAAAGCTGGTGCAGGTATGACTGCTAAAGGTGTTGCAAAATACCGAAGAGACAATCCCGGATCTAAACTCAAGACAGCGGTAACAGGAAAAGTAAAGCCCGGCAGCAAAGCTGCAAAGAGGCGTAAGTCTTTTTGTGCTAGATCTGCAGGTCAAATGAAGAAGTTTCCAAAAGCAGCTAAGAATCCTAATAGTCGTTTAAGACAAGCTAGAAGAAGGTGGAAGTGTTGATTAGTAGAGCATCAATGAAACAACAGATGAAGGGTGGTACGATGTACGGATTAAAAGGCAATAGAGAAAGAATGAGAAAAAAATTTATTGGTGAAAAAATGGGTTCTGATAAAGGTACAAAAAGAAGCATTCTTAATCTAAAGAAAAATAAAAAAAAGAAACCCGTGCAGAAAAAGAGTATTGGCAAAATGTTAGAAACATTTTCTCCTGTTTATAGTATTATGAAGGGTAAGGGTCCAATGAGCAAACTGGCATCAGAGCTTGGCAAGGCTGCTGGCCCTTTAAGTCCTATTGGTCAACTTGCGCAAGGCAGAAGAAAAGATGCAAAACGCAGGCAAGCAGAAATGCAAGGATCTAACAGAATGACACCAATGGCTAAAATGATGGCAGGAGGTCCTGTAAAAAGAAAAAGATCTATAGATGGTTGTGCTATGAGAGGAAAGACAAGAGCAGTATGATTAAACAAGAAGTTTGCCCTATATGTAAAACAGCATTGAAAGATACAAAAGAAAAGCAAGTACAATGTATTACATGTAACGCTTTGATTTCAACTGATGTTGAGTGGCAAAGTAAATACGGATACGATTGGGTAGAGGATAATGCCAAAACGTAATTATCGTGGTGAGTATGATAACTACCACAAGCAAGCAGATCAGAAGAAACGTAGAGCTAGTAGAAACACTGCTAGATCTAAAATGAAAACTGCTGGTCGTGTGAAGAAGGGTGACGGTAAAGACGTTGCTCACAAGAATGGTAATCCTAGAGATAACAAGAAAAAGAATCTTGCAGTGAAACCAAAATCAATAAACAGATCTTTTGCAAGAACTAGTAAAGCTAGAAAAGTAAACAGGAGAGCTTAATGAAACAACCTATGAGACTTAAATCTGGGGGATTTATATCTTCTGGAACAGATGCTGGTGACCTAAAAATATTAAGGACAGCAAAGAATATAGATGATGGAAGCGCCAATGGCATGAAAGCTGGAGGCAAAGTAAAGAAAAGTAGAGTCAATGAGGCAGGTAATTACACCAAACCCGGACTTAGAAAAAGAATATTTAACAGAATTAAAGCAGGCGGCAAGGGCGGAAGACCCGGTCAGTGGTCTGCTAGAAAAGCTCAGATGATGGCTAAAGCCTATAAGAAAGCAGGTGGCGGCTACAAATAAGGAAATACTAAATGGACCCATTAACAATTACCGCTGCAATGAGTGTAGCGAATAGCGCTTTTAATGCCATAAAACAGGGATTTGCAGCAGCTAGAGATATAGAACAGATGAGTGGGGACATTGGTAGATGGATGGGGGCTGTCTCTGATATTGACAATGCCGAGAAACAAGCAAAGAATCCTCCCCTATTCGGCAAGTTGTTTAAGGCTGGATCTATAGAAGAAGCAGCTCTCGCTGCATATGCAGCTAAAAAGAAATTAGAAGAGCAAAGATACGAGTTAAAAGTTTTCTTAAATATGACATATGGTCCTTCCGCATATGACGATTTGTTAAAGATGGAAGGTCAAATAAGAAAACAAAGACAAGAAACTGTTTATAAACAACAACAATTAAGAAGACAGATAGGCGAAGCTATAACTTGGTTAATTGTGGCTGCCATAATTGGTGGATTTACTGTATTAGTTGCAAGTATATGGATTAAAGAATCTAGAGCTGATGGTAAAATATATAATGCACCAAAAGACTACACATACAAACAAAAAGTTTGGCAAGGCAAAATACAAGAAAAAAAGTATACAACCTGCCGCTTAAAAAGAAGAGTTACATCAAAATATACAGATAAGAGAGCGTGTATTTATCAGGGCGGTAATAAAACATATACCATGATGATTGAAACATGGTGTCCAAAAAAATATAAATGTATATATGATCCAAACGGTACGGAGCCTGATATAGATAAGGTTATGGAAAGTTTAAGGAGCATAGGAAAAAAATGAAACAGAAAAAATTACAATCATCTAGTAAGTATAATGAGTACGATATAGATGGAGATGGCATTGTTTCTGATGCAGAGCTTTCTAATATGAAAGAAATAAAAGAAACAGAAACAGCCTTGCGCAAAAACCTTGCTCAACTAAGAATGGCAAGGTATACTTTAATAGCTATGGGATTATTTACTTTTATGATGTTTATGCCTTTTATTAGTATAGAAAGAATTAATGCACTTGCAGAAATTTCTTCACTTTTCTACATTTCAGGCGCAGGCATCGTGGGTGCATACATGGGTACGACAGCTTGGATGAATAAAAAGTAATGGGCGGATTAAAAAAACCACAAAGGAGTCTAAAGGCTTGGGGTAAACAAAAGTGGCGAACCAAAAGTGGTAAACCTAGTACACAAGGGCCAAAAGCAACAGGCGAGCGTTATTTACCTGAAAAAGCAATTAAGGCTCTTTCGCCCTCTGAATACGCCCGTTCTACGGCTGCTAAACGAAAAGCAACTAGAGCAGGTAAACAAGTATCTAAACAGCCAAAGAAGATTGCAAGAAAGACGAGAGCTTATAGAAAGGTCACATAAATGGCAGTAGTAGTACCAGACATACCAGACCTGTTTGAAGAGGCATATGCAAGAGCAGGATTAGAATTAAGAACAGGTAACGATTTAAGAAATGCTAGACGTAGTTTTAATTTATTAACTATGGAGTGGCAGAACAGAGGATTAAATCTTTGGACAATAGCATCTGGAACTTTGTCACTTAGTTCAGGTACAGCAACATATACTATGCCTACAGATACTGTAGATATATTGGAGCATCAGATTAGAACCGGAACTGGCACAAGTCAGGTAGATACAAACTTAACAAGAATTAGTGTATCAACATATGCGCAGCAAAGCGCAAAGAACACACAAGGCAAGCCCACACAGATATTCGTACAAAGACTTGCTGGTTCTGTAACTGTTACTATGTGGCCTGTACCAGACAGCGCAGACACATATACTTTATCTTTTTTTAGAATAGTGGGAATAGATGGGATTTCATCTGGTATTGATGGGACAACTACATCTTTTATACCACCTAGGTTTGCGCCATGTCTTGTTTCTGGCTTGGCTTATTACATAGCTATGAAAAGGCCAGAGGTTGCTAATAGAGTAGCACCTTTAAAACAAGAATATGAGTTTCAATTTGAATTAGCTGCAGGAGAAGATCAAGATAGTTCTTCTGCTAGATTTGTTCCTTACAACACTTTCTACGGAGGTTAATATGGGTAGAGTAGAGGCTAAAAAAGCACAAAAGAAAATGATTGATGAGAGAGATAGAAAACTAGCTCTCAAAAAAGGCGTTACTGTTAAAAAGTTAAAAGAAGACAGATTAAAAAGTAACAGAGAAAAGGGCATAGCTGCAGCTACTTTGTTACCATTTGGTGGCGCTGCAATAAAAGGCGGGTCTATGCTTGCTAAAGGAGCAAGTAAATTAAAAAATGTTTTTAAAAGTAAGCCAAAAGCTACTACTACGAAGAAAACTACAACAACTACAACATCACCTAAATCAACAGGCGGTGTAAGATTTTCTAGAAAGAAACCTGCCACAACAACAAAAAAACAAAAACAACAATCAGTTTTAGCTGCTAGAAAACAAAAGCAAGCAGCCACAAAGAAAGCAGCACCAAAAACAACATCTAGAAGCAGAGTTAAGTCTTTTGTTGCGAAAAACAAAAAACCATTAGCTTTAGGTGCAGGTGTGGCTGCCGGTACAACTGCGTTATTATCTGGATCAAAAAAAGCTCCTGCAAAAAAACCACAAGCTATGCCAAAACCAAGACCTAAAAGCATTAAACCAGCCGCTCCTAAAAAAGTAACACAAAATGTTGCTCCTAAAATGAAAAGAACAAATATCACTGCTGGTAAAAATACTGGATTTGGGCCAAAAGGTAATATTTTTCCTTCTAGCGAAAAAAGAAGAAAAGAGCTTATGGAAAAGTATGGCGGAACTGGATCAGCTGCAGCAAAAGCTGCTGCACAGGGAACGCAAGGAAATATGCTTACTAGAGCTGCTGGTGGCCTAAAGCCTGTTCCAGAGGGAAATAAAGGAAAAGGATTGAGTAAGCTACCTACAGAAGTTAGAAACAAAATGGGATTCATGAGAAAAGGTGGTAAATTAACGAAAAAGAAAAGGTATATTTAATAATTGTCGAGACTTATCTGCAACCTGCCTGCTATAAATTTATGGGTTAGGAAAGAATATTTAAGAGATCATGAAGATGGTCATGGTGAGTTTGTAAAAGGTGTATGGATATCTTGTAAGTCTTTACCGGGTAGAGCTTTTTACTTTGAGACATACTTGCCAGAATATGGTGCAATGTTTGACAAATTACCCATAAGCGCTTTTGTAAGTGAGCCTAAAACACCAAATCCTGATTTGCCTTTGTATAATTTACAGTTTTGGAATTGTATGGACTACAATGTAACATGTATACAAAAACAATTTATTGGATCTATGAGTTACGAGGTTTACACAAGAGACGCAGGATCAGTAAAAGGATCGTATGTGGCAACGCTTGATAATTATCATGGCGATATAGATACAGTTGATTTTAGCACTAGTGAAACACCTGAAGAGCATAAATCACATAATATCATAGAGCTGGAAAATGGTCAGTATTGTTTATATCCAAATAACAGAACTAGGATATATGATAATAGCTTAACACCTGCAGAACCATTAACGCCTGATTTTAAAGTTAGTACACATTATTATCAGGTAGAAAACGAGAACAAACTAGAGAGATTTGGAGATAGTGAAGAATATTTCTATAAATCAAAGAAAGAGAAGTAATGCCTTATTCAGTTGGTAAATATGCATATGGTATATGTGATAAGACAGGATTTAGATATCCGCTTAGGGAACTAATACCAGAGATTAGAAACGGTGCTAAAACTGGTATGATGGTTGGATATGATGTTGTTGATCCAGATCATCCACAGAATCATTTAGGTAAATTTAAAACTGATGATACTCAATCTTTGTTAAATGCAAGGCCAGATAGAATAGAGCCTGCAACAGAGAGGCTATTACTGGTTGATCCATTTACAACAGCCGCTGCAGTTGGTGGAAGCACTGTTGTAACGGTAACAGAAAAGGATCACGGGAGATCTACATCAGATACAGTCAGATTTAGAAATTGTTTAGGTTTTGATGGATTAACAGCCGCTAACTTTAATTTAGCCACAGGATATGCTATAACTAAATTAACAGATGATACATATACTATTACTGTTGCGGCAGCATCTACTTCTGGCTCAATTACAGGCGGTGGTGTGTTTGCTACAGTAGGACCGGTTACTTTGGAGGCTTAGATGAGCTTTACATTTGCACAGTTAAAAACAGCAATACAGGATTACACCGATAATTCTGAAACAACCTTTGTAAATCATCTATCCGACTTCATAAAAGCAGCAGAAGAAAGAATATTCAAGAATGTTGATTTAGAGATATTTAGAAAAAATGCTACATCAGCTTTAACAACAAGCGATAAGTTTGTAACAATACCAACAGATTATTTAGCATCGTTCTCATTACAAATTACTACAGCAGGTAGTGAATCATTCCTTTTACAAAAGGACGTCAACTTCATACAAGAAGCATATGACGCTTCATCTTCCACAGCCAAACCAAGATTTTATGCACAGTTTGATGCAAATAATTTTATTGTTGGCCCTACCCCAAACTCCAATTATGCAATAGAATTACACTATTACTATAGACCTGCCAGTTTAACTGCAGGCGCAGATAGTGGTACAACATGGTTAAGCACCAATGCTCCATTCGCATTATTGTTTGGGTCATTAGTAGATGCGTATATTTTTATGAAAGGTGAGCCTGATTTGATACAACAATATGAGAAAAGGTTTATGGATCAATTAACAAGACTTAAAGATTACGGAGAGGCAAGAGAAAATACTGATGCTTACTCTGAGGGTCTACCAAGAGCGCAGAGAACATAGGAGTAGAATATGGCAACAGCAAACGCAGCTACCAATTATCTAGAAAGAAGATTGTTACATTTTATATTTAAAAATAACTCTCTAAGTTTTTCTAGTCCGGGAGATAGTATTTATGTAGGGCTTGCAACAGCAGTAAGTGCAGCGGAAACAGGTTCTTTGACAGAAGCAACTTTTACTAACTATGCAAGACAGCAAGTTCCTGCAGCAAGTTGGACAACAATAGGATCTGATTCTACAGATACACAAACAGCCACCAATACGTCTAATATTGAGTTTCCAGCATCTGGTGGTACAGACAATACGATAACACATGTGTTTATTGCAGACGCAGCTAGTAGTGGCAACATACTTTTTGTTGGACAGCTAGATGCATCTAAGGCGATAGCAAATGGTGATATATTTAGAATTAACGCAACTAACTTAACAATAGAGTTAAAGTAATGGCTTTAGTATTAAACGACAGAGTAAAAGAAACCACAACCACAACTGGCACTGGCACACTTACATTAGGCGGTGCTGTTACTGGGTTTGAGACTTTTGGCTCTGGAATTGGTAACTCTAATACAACATACTATGCAGTTACTCTTCCGGGTTCAGCAGAGTTTGAAGTAGGGCTAGGGACACTCAACAGTGACTCAAGCACAATAGCTAGAACTACAATTATCAGTAGTTCAAATAGCGATAGCGCAGTCAATTTTAGTGCGGGTACAAAAACAATATTTTGCACTATACCAGCGTCTAAGTCAGTGTTTTTGGATTCTGATGGTAATATAGATTTAAATTCTAATATAAAGGATATAGGATTAAGTTCTGCTGATTCTCATGTTGGTACTTATGGAAGCTCTTCTTCGCCTATAAATATAAATGTTACTGTTGGATCTAAGTCAGCACACCCATATCAAGGTGACGGAAGTAGTCAGGCTTATTATTTAAATGGAATAGAGTCACCCGCTTTGACTTTACATGGCACAGATGGCGTCACATCTAACTCAGAGTATCATTATAGATTTACTCTCAGTTCAAGTGATATGTCGAGTCATCCATTTAGACTTTATCTTGATGCTGCCAAAACAACAGCATACACAACAGGTGTTACAACAACTAGTACATATTTACAGATAGCAGTAGATGAAGATACTCCAAGTATACTTTATTATCAATGTTCAAATCATGCGTATATGGGTAACTATGCCATAGTTCTTGGATCTAATGTTGTTAATCATAATACAGCATTAGCTAGTTTTCCTACGACAACAACCACACTTATAGGAACAGATACAACAGATACTTTAACTAATAAAACAATTGATGCTTCTCAACTATCTGGAACTGTAGCAAATGCAAGATTAGATGCAGAACTACAAGCACTAGCTGGTTTAACATCAGCCGCAGATAAAGGTATACAATTTACTGGATCTGGAACCGCATCAACATACGACCTAACATCGGCAGGTAAAGCATTACTCGATGATGCAGACGCAGCCGCTCAAAGAACAACATTAGGGCTAGGTACAGCCGCAGTTGCAGCTACTGGTATATCAAACACAAATGTACCAGTGTTTACATCAGGTGTAGCTGACAATGATTTCTTGCGTGTAGATGGAACATCAATAGAGGGTAGAAGTGCATCTGAAGTATTAAGTGATATTGGTGGTCAAGCCTCATTAACTTTTGGTATATCAAACACAAACGCAGTAAAGATAGATAGCGCTAGTGTAGCAGATGATGAGTTTGCAAGATTTACTGCAAATGGATTAGAGAGCAGAAGTGCATCAGAGGTGCTATCTGATATAGGTGCAACAACTGCCACGGCAGCAGCAGATGAGGCAACGGCTTTAGCAATAGCGTTAGGATAATGATATGGCAAATACATTTAAATTAGTTTCAAAGGCAGGTGTAACGACAGCCGATGTTATATATACAGTAGCGAGTTCTACAACGACAGTTCTGTTAGGGATTATGTTGGGTAATACAACAACAAGTCAAGTTACTGCCACAGTTACAATAGAATCAGATACATCAAATAGATCAGGAGCGAATGACGAGGCTAACCAGAATGTTGAACTTGTTACCAATGCACCTATTCCAGCAGGATCATCACTAGAACTCTTGGCGGGTAATAAGGTTGTCATGGAGACAACAGACGTATTAAAACTTACAGCAAGTGGAGCTACAGATATTGCTGTGTCAATTATGGAGATAACATAATATGCCATATATAGGTAACACAGCAGCAAATAGATTTGTAGCATCAAAGGCAGCAACACAGTTTTCTGGTGACGGTTCCAATACTGTATTTACACTAGATCACTCAGTTGCATCTGATGAGGATATACTTGTATCAGTGGATGGTGTTATACAAGAGCCATCTGTAGCATACGCAGTAAGCAATGGAACTACACTTACATTTACTGCTGCACCATCAAATAACTCAGGCAATAACATCTTTGTGTATTATTTGTTTAGAACAGTAGCTACAGTTGACCACCCATCCACATCATCTTTACAAGCTACTACAGGTACGTTTAGTTCAACGCTTGATGTTACAGGTAATGTTGGTTTAGGTGGAGCAAACACATCATCTTATTTACAAGGTGTAGTTGGTGGTAAAACAGCTACAATAGGAGATGGCTCACAAGCTAGTTCAACACTTGTTTTAAAAGATGATGATGGTGTTTTTGATATTGCAACAACCGCTGGTACACTTCGTGTCTATGATGACAATAACGAAAGAATAAGGGTTCACTCTGCGGGTGCTGTAACTATTACAAATCAACCTATTTTTTTAGCTACAGCTGAAACTACTATCTCACTATCAACGAGTTTTGCTGAACTTACTGATTTTTCTAATGCTCATGTAAACATAGGTTCTCATTATGACACTAGTAACGGGAGGTTTACTGCTCCAGTTGCCGGAACTTATCAGTTTGCAGTTACAACTATAGGAAATTCTACTAGTGATGTTTATAGATTTAGGGTTTATAAAAATGGAAGTAGTTTAAATAATTTTGGATTAAGAGCAGACACTCAACATAGTGGTAGTGGATTTGCCACTAATGGTGAATTTTGTATCGTTACTACATTAGCCGCCTCTGATTATATATCTATCTTTGGTAGATCAGATGGTGGATCGGATGCGTATGCTAATTCTTTATATAGATATACCTACTTCCGTGGGCATTTAATGGCTTAAAAGGAGAATATGATGGCAGAAATTAAAGTAACAGTGTCAGACACACAAATGAAATGTTTAGAATATGCAGCTTATTCAGTTCAAGATTGGTCTAATAATGCTTTACACAATCGAGCTAGAGTGGCTCAAGAAGAAATTATTGCAAAATTAGTTGCACATTGTAATGAGAAAGGTATTGCTTTAGCTACTGGTGCAGATGCACAGGTGACACAAGCATACACTTTAAAAGTCGTTGATACTGCCAAAAACATACAAGATAAACTTGAAGATGAAGAGGTTTAAAGAATGGCATTAACACGAGTAATAGGAGATGGTATTGGTCAAGTAACCGACATCAAGCTAGGTGGTTCAGGTAGTGCCAATACTCTTAACGATTATGAAGAGGGAACATGGACACCGACATTAAGTGGTTTTGCAGGAACACCAACATTTGCTAATTCGACTTATGTTAAAGTTGGAGATTTAGTTTGTCTTTCAGTGCAGGTAACACTAGATGGAACTTCTGATGGTTCACATTATAGAATTGAAAGTTTACCTTTTACTGCTTTTAATACAACAAATAGTGTTTTTGGTGGTTTTGTAACATACACAAACAGCACATATACAAGCAATATTTATGTTCTTGTTACTTCAAATGACCAAAGAATTACTTTATATTCATCTTCAGGAAATACAGTTGCTTACAATGATATTGGTGCAAGTAAAGTATTAAGAATCACTGTAATTTATAGAACAGCATAACATCTAAAGGAAAAAAAATGGCATTAACAGAGGAAACAATACAAGATAAAATAGAAATAGTTGGTGACTACAAAATAGTTCAAGTAAGAACTGCTACAGTCATAAAGAAAGATGGAACAGAGATAAGTCGCAGTTTTCACAGACACACAGTAGCACCTAATGCAGACATAAGTAATGAAAGTGTTGAGGTAAAAGCAATATGTAATGTAGTTCATACTGATACAGTAAAAACTGCTTATACAAAACACTTAGAATCATTAAAGGTATAAACAATGCCGTATATAGGAGTCAGTCCAGCAGGAGGAGTTAGAAAAGTATTTAGCTATACTGCAACAGCAGGACAAACTAGCTTTAGTGGTAGTGATAATAATAGTGCAACACTCTCATATTCAGACAGTAATTTTGTAGACGTATTTCAAAATGGTGTGTTGCTTTTGCCATCAGATTATACTGCTACCACAGGCACAAGCGTTGTGCTAGATACTGGAGCTACTGTAAGTGACTCAATACAAATAACAGTCTTTGATGTTTTTAGTGCAGCAGACACTGTAAGTAAAGCAGATGGTGGTACGTTTGATGGTAATATTACTATGGGTGGCACACTTGGAGTTACTGGCGCAACTACCTTATCAGGAAATCTATCAGTTGATGGTGGTTCAATCAAACTAGACGGAAATTATCCAACTGGCACAAGTAATGTGGCTTTAGGTGACCAAGCATTAGATAGTTTAACTAGTGGCGGTTACAGTGTTGCTATTGGAAATCAGGCACTTACAGCAATGACAGATGGCAATGACAATGTAGCAGTTGGACAAATAGCAATGTCTGCCAATACCTCAGGGTCTGCTAACACTGCTGTAGGTCAAAATTCTATGCAATTAAATACTACTGGAGGTTCAAATACTGCCATAGGAGCATTGGCACTTGATGCAAACCAGACAGCTAATAATAATACTGCAATAGGATATAGCGCATTAGGTGCAGCTACTGGTAGTGACAATACTGCTATTGGAAAAGATGCAGGAAAAGCAATAACCTCGGGACAAAAAAATACTATTGTAGGTGGATTTGATGGAAATGAAAATAACTTAGATATTAGAACAGCCGAAGGTTTTACTGTAATGTCCTCTGGAGACGGTTATCCAGTTGCAGTAACTTATCCTCCAGCAGATGCAAGTTATGGTAATGTGGCTCACTGGGAAAGTCATGTAAAAAGAACAACTCAACCTGCAAATAGAGCAGATTCTATTGTTATAGGAATGGCTAGAATATCATTAATAAGCGGCAGTGCTACTAATATATCAAATGGATATTTTGGTAGTTTAGTTATGGTCAATACTCATGCGCAGAGCGCTCCTTATAATTATCAATATACAATGTTAATTACACATGGTTGGAATAGTGCGAGTGTTTTATTTACTAATAGCTATGGTGGTAACACAACGACTATTACAGCTAGTGCTTCGTCAGGTGTTTTGAGGTTAACTCAAAGTAGTGGAACTAATCTTGAAGCAACTATTATTTCATTTCTTGGTTCGTATATGAACGCATAGTGTAAGGAAAAATAATGTCTATCTCAAAAACATATAAATATAATAAACACTTAGATGATATAGGAGATATTGAAAAAATTACATTGCAATTAATCGCTACTGAAGGAGACAAAAAAGTCAAACTTACTTGTAGTAGGGTATTATCTGAAGAGGATAGTGAGACTTTATCATCTATGTCAGACAGTGAACTTGCAACGTATGCACAAAACGCTTTAAAAGATATATACACTGATGAAGATATACAATCTGCACTAAACGGACCGCCACCATTGGAGAGCAAGAAATGAGCAAAGCAGCAGACTTGGCGCTACTAGCTGGTGGTGCTGATACATCTACAGTTACAAGTAATACAGGCGATGTCACGCTTGACTTTAGTCAGTTCCAAAATTTTATTTTGACATTCACAGGTAATGTAACATTTGTTAATCCAACAACAGAGGTGATCGGGCAGTCAGGGTTTATTATCTGCATACAAGATGGAACAGGTAGTAGAACACTATCTCTAGGAACAGACTATGAAACAGCAGGCGGTGCAGGTATAACTCTTAGCACTGCAGCCAATTCAGTTGATATGATACCCTATGTGGTGCAATCAGCTAGTAATATATTATTAGGTAAGGTACAGAAAGCATTTAGCTAATGGCACTTCTTGGTAACTTAAAAGGCTCGGCACATGTATTTCTAGAAAGTGAATTTTATAATGGTGTTGCTACACAATCATTAAGGTTTGATGATGATAGCAGCTCTCACCTTTCTCGTACATTTGTTACACCAACAAATCAAAATAGATGGACTTTAAACGCTTGGGTCAAAAGAGGAGCTTTAGGTGCGAGGAGAGTTATAATTGGTATGCCTTACGTTAATCAAGAGGAGTGCTTTCTTGGTTTTGATTCTAATGATAATTTAGAGTGGCAACAATATAGCGCTGGTGGTGTGACACAAATTAACGATTTAACGACAACAGCAGTATTTAGAGACACAGCCTCTTGGTATAATATTCATGCAATTTTTGACTCTGCTGGTAGTGGAGACGACAGACAACAACTTTGGGTAAATGGTGTAAAAATAACAAGTTATGGCACAGAATCAAGAAGTGCAAATAGTAGTGTTTGGAACAAGGCTACACAAGTACATTATTTTGGTAGAAGAATAAATGGAAATTATTTTGATGGATATATGTCCGAAATAAACTTTGTTGATGGTTTAGCGCTAGATCCAAGTTACTTTGGAGAATTTAAAGATTCTATATGGATTGCTAAAAGTCCAGTTGTATCAGAGTATGGTGATAACGGTTTTAGATTACAGTTTAAAAATACTGGAACCAGCACAACTAGCGAAGGAACTGTTGCTTCAACAAATATAGGAGATGACAGCTCTGGTAAAGGTCATAACTTTGCAGTTAGTGGTTTATCTGCACATGACTGTGTACCTGATAGCCCAGAAAATAATTTTTCTGTTTTTACCGATATTTCTTTTCCTTCAACCACAGATGCCATAGCCGAGGGAGGTTTAAGAGTTGGAAAAACAGACCAAATGATTCATGCTTCAACTTTTGCTTTTCCTACCTCTGGCAAATGGTACTGGGAAGTTTATAGTAAATCTAGTAATGGAAGTAATTATTATATGCCATATTCAGGTGTTTGCAGTACTACCTTTTTTCATGCCGAACAAGACGTAGGAGGTAATGCAGGAGATGGCTTGTTTCAAAAATCCGGGTTTTCCTACATAAGAGGTAATGATACAAAATATAAAAATCTTACTAGTACATCTATTTCTGATGGAGCAACTGGCTCAAATGAAGGCACTGCTGGTGCAGAACAGGGGATAGCTGGGTTTGCTTTAGATGTTGATGCAGGAACATTGAAATATTATTGGAACAACTCACTTGTTAGAACGGACAGCACATTAACAGCAGGCGATGAATATTTTGCTTTTTGTTTGGCAACAAATAGTGGAAGTAATATTTGGAACTATAATTATTTTAATTTTGGTCAGGATTCAAGTTTTGCAGGAACTCAGACAGCGCAAGGTAATACAGACGATAATGGTATAGGTGATTTTTATTATTCACCGCAATCAGGTCATTTGGCGTTATCTGCAACTAACCTTCCTCAACCAACCATAGGCCCTGATTCTGTTACACAAGCAACTGACCATTTTAATACAGTTCTTTATACTGGTACTGGTTCTACGCAATCAATAACTGGAGTTGGATTTCAGCCTGATTGGGTTTGGACAAAACAACGTAATGGCACTGAAGTGAACGCTTTGTATGACTCAAGTCGTACACCACCAAAGGTACTTTATACTTCTGAAACAAATTCAGAAGAAAGCAATTCTGGGTATCTTAATCAAATTGATTCTGATGGATTCACAGTTGGTAGTGCAGATTTAAGTAATATAAATAGTGGAACTTTTGTAGCTTGGAATTGGAAAGCAAATGGTGGCACAACCTCAAGCGATTCAAATGGCTCTATAACAAGCACAGTACAAGCAAATACAACAGCAGGATTTAGTATTGTTTTGTACACAGGCACTGGTGCAAATGCAACAGTAGGACATGGATTAGGTGCTGCCCCAAGATGGATTATAATGAAAAGAAGAGATGCTGACCAGAACTGGGTTGTATATCATGAAGAGGTAGGCAATGACAGAGAGCTAATATTAAATACATACGATGCTCCAACAGGATCAAACTCTGTATATTTTAATAATACATCTCCCACATCAACTGTTTTTTCATTAGGAAGCGATAATTATGCAAATGCAAGTAGTGGTACATATGTGGCTTATTGTTTTGCCGAAGTAGAAGGTTACTCTAAGTTTGGAATCTATACTGCAAACAACTCAGCATCAGATAATGCTTTTGTATATACGGGATTTCGCCCAGCTTTTATTCTGGTAAAAGGGATACAATCAGGTATAAATCAAGAATGGGTTATTATGGATAATAAAAAAAGCTCTTCAGGCGGAGGAAATCCAATAGACTCAGGTTCATATCCAAATTATAATTTTGCAGAGTTTACTAATTCAAATCATACTGATTTTTTAAGTAATGGTTTTAAAGTTAGGGCTACATCAGGTGTTGGATATTATTCTGGTCAAGATTACATATACGCAGCATTTGCAGAAGCGCCTTTTAAGTACGCTAATGGGAGATAAAAGTTAATATTAACTTTTACAAAGGAGATAATAATGGTTTGGAAACATAATGGTGTTAATATAAAAGAAGGTAAAAGTTGGACAGACAAAGACGGCATAAA